CTTCCTATGTACCCGGAATTAACTGACCAAGAAGTAGAATATATAGCGGATAAAGTAAAATCATTCTGTTGAAGCATAAATAAGGGTACTATGTGGATACTATCAATACTACCCGACGCCGCAATACATTTAATCTTTATATTAGGTATTTTAGGCACAATAGCAGGATTCGTCCTAGGATTTATTCCTTTTGTCAAAACATATCAATTTGCTATACAAATATGTAGCATTATTGTACTTGTAATTGGCGTATATCTTGAGGGCGGATTAGCCGACTATAAAGAGTGGGAACTTAAAATTAAAGAAATGGAAGCTAAAGTAGCACAAGCTGAAGTTCAATCTGCTAATAAGAACATTGAGATCCAAGAAAAGATTGTAGAAAAGACTAAAGTTATCCGTGAAAAAGGTAAAGATATTGTCAAGTATATTGATAAAGAAGTCATTAAGAAAGAGGAAATTATCAAGTACATTGAAATTTGCCCTGTACCTAAAGAAATCATTGATTTGCACAATCAAGCTACTGAGTTGAATAAGGCAGCTACAAAATGAAATATCTTCTAATCATTTTATTATTAGCTGGTTGCACAACTACTGTTCCAGTAAAACAAAAGTTTCCCAATGCTACCCCTGAACTAATGAAGAAATGCGAAAGTCTTAAAAAGATTGAGGGCGATAAAGTAGCAATTACTGATATGCTGAAAGTCATAGTACATAATTATTCACTATACCACGAATGTTCAACCAAAGTAGATGGATGGCAAGATTGGTATAACGAACAGAAAAAGATATTTGATAACACAAAATAATAGCATATTATGAAGTATTTGATATTATGTGTCTTACTAACCGGTTGTGCCACAAACAATGATTTTCAGTTATATTTAGAAGCACAGAAATCTATAAGTAGAGATGCCACAATGAGTGAAGCGGCACGTATTTCCGTGTTGATTGACTTGACTAAAAGTTCAGACAATCAAGTAAAAATGGAAGCAATTAGAGCATTGCAAGAGATACAGCGTAGTAAAACCCCTATAGTTATTGAAGCCCCAAAGAAGAATTGGTTCGGCTTTTGATAAATACTCTATAGGTCTAGGATTTTACATGTCACAAGAAATTATTGAAACAGGCGAAACACCAAATGATGGTAGTGGTGATCCCCTACGCACCGCCTTTGACAAAATTAATAATAATTTTGCAAATTTATTTACCTTAACTACTGGTAATCCTGAGATATTACAACTAATTGACGATACCGGAAATGAATCATTAGGGAACTCGTTAAATCAAATTAACAGAATGATTGTTAATTTGGTCTCATTAGCTGCCAATAACAATGTAAGTAATTCTACAAGTACAGGAAATATTAATACTATTAACAATAATATTAATATGACTATTACTAATACATTTGATAGCAAAGCAAATAATCCGGTAATTATTAGACAAAAACAAAAAGCTACAAAACTTGCAACACTTACAGCAATAGAAACATCTACCTCTTCTTTAGCTATTGATCCTAATACAATTACATACGGTAGTCAAGAATACATTAACATTGGTGAAACCCCTAACGATGGTAACGGTGATCCTTTAAGGGTAGCATTTGGTAAAATTAATAACAATTTTACTAACTTATTCTTTACCACAACAACAACATCTACAGCGTATACGTTCGGAAATGAACAAAATCAAGTTATACTTGAAATTCCAATAGCACAGTTTTATCAGGGTGAATTTCAAATTCGTTCAAGTGATTCAGGCACACCTGACATGCAAGATATTACTCTAACTGCTAGTATTACTAATAATCTAGCCGGTGTAAGATTTAGTGGTCACTCTACACTATTTGAAGGTAATGCTATTTGTAGATACGATATGGATGTTTCTGGTACTAATGTTAGAATTTTAATAAATCCTATAGCAGATGTAATCATAGAACATTTTATATCAGCATTTGTGACATATCCAATAGTAATAATTACTCCCGGACTTGAAATTGCATTAGACGGTTACGCTAACGGGTATCTGATGGGAACCGAAGATAATTTAATATTGACAACGGAATCAGAATGAGAGCAAAAGAATTTATAACTGAACAAAACAATCTGCCTGATAGAATTACTAAACCGATGCCTTCTACATGGGTAATACCAGAATTGCAAAATCAAAATGCATATTTACAATATAGATTTTCTGTGGCATTAGCCGGAGCAAAAGCCGCTCGTAACGGTGACATACCTAAAATGGATAAAGAGTCTGTTTGGGGAGAAAATCAATTAGTTTCCGGATATATGAATCCAGACGTAGCTGACGATATTGATTTTGCTTTAGGTGAAATGGGCCTTAAGGGTAGTAAAGTTTTAGTTACTTCTGAGCATAGTGAAGAAACACCTGATACTGGTATCGCTAGTCCAGTAACTGCATTCAAGGGATACAAAAGAAAATGAGAGCAAATGAATTTGTATCCGAATCTAAAGTTGGTAAAATATCTAAACGTCATCAAGAATCTACCCGTGGATTAAATATTTTTTCAAAAAAAATAGATAGCTATGATAGACTATATGATTTAAATCGTTTAATGATGGCTGTAGCAAGTAGTGATGGAATAAACCCAATAGAAATGAATGCTGAAAGTTGGGTAGGTAAACACAACACTACACACCCTTATACCCAAGAAGAACAAGATATGCTTACGTTAGCATACAAAGCTGCCGGTTTAGAGTATATAGATTTAAATAATGGTGATTTAGATAGTGAAGAATTGTCCGATACAAATAGTCAAAGTATAGTTAAACCTTTTAAGGGCTATAAAAGAAAATAATTTAAGTCATGTCATTTAGAATAAGTAATTATATCAAATTACAGGATTATAAATGATTGATATTAATAACACGCTTGACTTAGTTAAACTAAAATTTTACAATGAATGGTTATATATAGCCCATATATATGAAGAGGGTGATAGTCAAATGCACAAGGATTTGACTAGAACAGTGGTTGAAAAATATATCGATCCACTAACAATACAAAAAAATGCAAAAATACTTGACTTAGGTTGTGGCCCGGGCTACTTCTTAGATTTAATGAAAGAACGCGGATACACTGATCTTACCGGAGTAACACTAAGTCCAGGTGATATTAAAATATGTGAAGATAAAGGTCATAAAATTGCAAAATATGATTTCAGTTTCTTGCCACAAAAAGACGGTTATTATGATGAATCAGTTGATTTTATCTTTTTACGACAAGCACTAGAACATAGTCCATATCCTATCTTTAGTTTAATGGAATACAATCGTGTTCTTAAACAAGGTAGCAAAATTTATATAGAAGTACCTGCAACTAATCAACCCCGTAAACATGAATGGAATAACAATCACTATAGCGTTTTGGGAAATGAGCAACTAGCCGCATTGTTAAATCGTACTGGATTCAGTGTTAACACATTTGATAATTTTCAATTTGAGTTAAATGTACCAATAGACGGTGTTGTAAAAGTAGATGCCAATGATTCTAGTACATATACAACCGTACTTGAAACTTATCTTTGTATTGTTGCTACTAAAGAACGACCTTTAGATATCAAATAACATTAAGCACTCTTGGGAGTGCTTTTTAATACTATTCCTAAGTTGCTCATATAAATACTTATTATGAGTAATGCACCTTCACTAGTAAAGAATCCTTATACTAAAACAGTTTTCAAAACTGATAAAGAACTACAGGATTTCATTAAATGCTGTGATCCAGATACAGGTTATCTATATTTTATGGATAACTTCTTTATGATACAGCACCCTACTAAAGGTAGTATGGTATATCATCCATGGGGTTATCAGAAACGATTGATTGAAACGTATCATAATTATAGATTTTCAATTAGCTTGATGCCTCGTCAATCAGGTAAATCAACATCAGCCGCAGGATATTTACTTTGGTATGCTATGTTTGTTCCAGACAGTACTATCTTAGTTGCGGCACACAAATATACAGGTGCACAGGAAATTATGCAACGTATACGTTATGCATATGAAAACTGTCCTGACCACATTAAAGCAGGGGTAACAACATATAACAAAGGTTCATTGGACTTTGAGAATGGTAGTCGTATTGTAAGTGCAACAACAACTGAAAATACAGGTCGTGGTATGTCTATTACACTATTATATCTAGACGAGTTTGCGTTCGTTAGACCAAGTATTGCCAAAGAATTCTGGACAGCTATTACTCCTACATTATCAACTGGTGGTAAAGCTATTATCACAAGCACACCAAACAGTGACGAGGATCAGTTTGCTTATATCTGGAAGGGTGCTAACAAAACAGAAGATGATTTTGGTAACACAACAGAAATTGGTGTTAATGGGTTTAGAGCATATAGAGCACATTGGAGTGAGCAACCAGGACGAGATCAACAGTGGGCTGATGAAATAAAAGCACAGCTCGGTGAGGATCGTTTCAACCGAGAGATTGGTTGCGAGTTCATTATTGCTGATGAAACATTGATTAATCCAAACACATTGATAGCAATGGAAGGTATAGAACCCGTAAGTCGCATAGGACAAGTTAGATGGTATGAGAAGCCAAAAAAGGGTAATATCTATTGTATAGGATTAGATCCAAGTCTTGGTACAGGTGGTGATCCATCAGCTATTCAAATCTTTGAAGCAAATACTACTACCCAAGTAGGTGAATGGAAACACAATAAAACAGATATTCCTAGCCAAATCAAGCTACTAGCACAAATTGCCAAATATATAGCAGAATGTACAAATGAACCCAATAATATCTATTATAGTATTGAATGTAATGGTATCGGGGAAGCCGCTATCATATCATTAAACGAATACGGAGAAAGTAATATCCCGGGTATCTTTATTAGTGAAGCAGGTAAAGGACGTAGAGGATTCAATACTACTAATAAAAGCAAACTAGCAAGTTGCGCCAAATTCAAAACATTGGTTGAAAGTAAAAGAATGACTGTAAATAGTCGTAGTCTTATAAGTGAATTAAAAGCATTTGTAGCTCACGGTGGTAGTTATGCCGCCAAAATTGGCGATACAGATGATTTGATAATGGCTAGCTTATTGGTAACACGAATGTTACAGCATTTAAGTGATTATCATGTTAATTTAGAGACACAGATACGTGACCACGATGAATACATCGCTCCTTTGCCCTTCTTTGCGGTCATAAGCTAATGCACAAAAGATAAATACAATATGGCTAAAAATCAAGAATCAATCAACCGTTCATTATTTGAACTATTACGTAGCAGAGGCTATGCCCCCACACTATTAGATACTTCAGGTAAGGAAATCCCAGTCCCAGAAGAAGCAGAAGTCTTTCAGTTTAAGTTTACTAAAGACGGAGAAGAATACGGGACAGTAACAGCATCTATTGATGGATTGCATAAATTAGTAATTTACTTTGGTGATGATGTTGCTAATAGCGAAAAAGAAGATAACGGTGGTGACGATTCATGGTACAAACTATTGAATCATCTAAAGCGTTTTTCACAGCAACATCAATTGAGTTTTGAAGTTAAAAATAGAGACCATTTAAAATATGATATGGCAAAAAGGGAACATATGAAAAATCAAGAAAAAATTTCAGAAGGCTACTATCCAATGGGTAAGAAGGCTAGTTATAATGACAATATTCCAACTGTTAAAATTGTTATTGAGCATAGTCGTACAATTGAAGAAGGTGAACAGCGTTATCGTAATGTAAACCGTATCTTCCTAGAGAATACACAGGGTGAAAGAATTCTTGCTCCTACAACTAAGCCAGGTGTTGCTCAGATATATGCCCGTCACTTAGCTGAAGGTGGTATGCCGCATGATGATCGTTGGAATCATATTATTGGTCTATGTGAAGAATACAATAAGATGGGTGCTTTTGTTCGTGCTACCCGTAATAATCAATTCAATGAATCAGCACAACAATTAGTTAACGAAGGTATTAACCACTATCAAAGTTTAAAAGAATCGTTAAGCAAAATGCGCGGTGCACGTGGTTATAATGCGTACTTTGAATCATATACACCACCATTAATGGAAGATGAAAGTGAAGAAAACAATTTGAATGAGTTGTTTGTACAAGAAACATTAGACCCACGTATTGAAAGTGTAATGCCAATATTGAATAAGCTACATAAGAAAGTAGCAGAGATGAAAGAAGTTAGTGAGTTAAGTGAATGGGCTGATAATTTAATTGAATCTGATTTAGAAGAAGGTGATGGTGGTCAACAGGCTTTAAATCCAGCTGGCATTCCTGAAGAAGATTTAGATGAAGCAAGAATGTTTGGTTATGATATCAACAGAGTACCCAGCTTAAAAATTTCATATGATGATTCACAGGAACTTAAAAAGCTACTTGGACAAATGGAACAATTGGTATTTAAAGGTGAAATGGAACAGTCCGCAAAAAAACAAGTTGCAAATATAAGGGCGCAACTATTTAATATATTACAAAGAAATGGTTTGAAAGAATCAGATTTAATGAGTATGGATGAGGGAATGTTTGATAAAGTTAAAGACGTTGTTAAAACAGGTGCCAAAGCACTTGACAGATTTGTTACCGGTGGCGACAAAGAAGATTTACTAAAAGACTTGAAAGATAAAGCAGGTGTTCGTAATCCAGAAAATGGTAAACCAAGTATGGCATACAGTGATGTTGAGAAGCGTACTGATGAAGTTGACATGGGTCAAGCTGACAGTTCATTGAGAAGTGATCCAAAACAAAACAATGATAAAATGGATCACTTTACTGCGTTAGATAAAGCATCAAAGAAAATGGGACACAATCATTTTATGGATGTACCTGATGATAAACTTGAAGCACTTAGAGCAATGGTTAAACGATTTAGAGCTGGTGAAGAAGTTGATGAAAGCGCACTACAAGCATATTTGGGTGACAAGAAATATGGCAAAGATGGTATGGATGCACTACGTAAAGCAGGTCGTGATGATGCTAGTGAGAAGACAATGCAAAACATTCGTGCTAAGTATAGCAGTAAAGAAGAAGTATCAGAAGATGGTGAGTTTGCCGGTGACTACGCTACGGGTGAAGCAGGACAATGGCGTAACGAAGGTCCTAAAGCTAACAAACCAGCAACGATTGGTGACCTAGTTGGCGAAGGTGAAGAGAAAGATACTCTTGATCCATGGAAGCATGTAAATCCTAGAGTAGATAATCCAAAAATTAAGGGTACAGATAAACGTGCTAAATCTGGATACTATCCTACTCCAAAACCCCCTGTTAAGAAATTAGACACACCGTTAACCAATGAGACAGTAGCAGAAGGTTCAGATGATTTAGCAAGAATATTAAATATTGCTGGAATTAAAAAATAAGAGTTGGATTAACTGTATGAAGATTATTTCATTATTGGGCGAAGCAGAAGTTGGAAACAAAGCTAACATATCTGTAGACAGAGATTTGCTATATAAAGCCAGGCAAAAATATCCACAATACAGTGGAGAACAAGCCTTAACCTTATATATAGCTGATGAAATGAAAGAGAAAGACAAAACTGATTTAAATCAAAATAGATTGATAGATACACAAAAACGTGAGAATGAACGTTTAAGAAGTGTTGTGGATAATTTGGGTCAAACAGTAGAACAAGAAATACAACAAGTAGCACAACAGGCTGAAATAAATGATAATGAAATTTCACGTATTAAACAACTTACCGGAAAACTATCTCAAGGTGGAACAGATACACAACGTAAGGCAAAAGTAAGCGGAGATGATTTAGAAAAACTTCAAAAAGAATTAGAACAATTAAAAACTAAACCTGGTATGGACACAGAGAAGTTTAATCAGTTGAAAAAACGAATTGAAACTATGGTTTCTAATCCATCAATTGATAATAGAGAATTAGCAAAAATAAATTCTTTAGTGAATACACTTACCCAACAAAGACAAATTGGTGATGATTTATATAAAAAAGTTGAAGATCAATTAATACAAACTAAACAAGATTTGGATAAAAAAGAAGGTAGATTTTCAAAATATATTGAAAAGAAAAAAGGCGAGATAGGTAGTATCCAGAAGCAAAATGCCGATGAGATAAAAAAATATTCCGATATTGTTCAAAGTTATCAACAAGATATTGAAAAATTTAATACACAGGTTCAAAAGTTAAACAAAGATAGAGAATTTATCAATAATGAAAAACAAATTATGGTAGATTTAAGAGCTGCGGTTCAACAAAATGCTGAAACTATTCAGCAAAATGCTGATACTATTAACGCTGACGCAAAAGAAGCCGCAGAGTTGTTAAAGGTAATTAAACAACTATATACTAAAAATATTAAAGATGCGGATAATACATCTTCTACATCAGATGTAGATGATATTAAAGGAAATATACCTCAGCCTGATTATCAGGAGACTCCCAATAATGAACCTCCAGAACAAAAAAGTAATGTTATAACATTACCATCTAAAGACCAATTAGCAAATTTATATGATAAAGGTGATAATATTGATACTACTGACACTGATAGTAACGATAGTAATGATGATGGAATAGTTGGATATGATCGTCGGGCCAAACTTGTAAAAACAGGAACAAATGAAAGTTTAGTGGAATATGAAAATCAACCACTAAAAATATACAAAAACTGGGGAGATCCTCAATTCAATAAATGGATGAGAGATAATTTATCTATGTTAGTTACACTGTTTAAAAATAAATTCAGAGAAGAATTATCAAGAAAAGATCCTAAGTATAGTGATGGTCAAATATCATATGATATACAAGAAGAGGCTTGGTACCTCAAAGAAATATTTGAAAATAAAAATAAAGAAGATGCTATATTAACTAGAGAAAAAATGGATAGTTATTTAACTTTAGTTAAACGAACATTGTTTAGTCAACCACCGGAACCAACATTGTATATGCAACAAAATGAATTGTTTAATGAAAGCCTAGCTAAAACATATGCCCGTATGTTGGATAACATCATTGGTTTAGATTACATCAAAAAGGGTTAAAAACCCATAGAAAAAAATGTGTTTACCCACAACAGGGATAAATACTGTTGACATTGAGAGTTAGTAATGCTATACTAACTCTTATGTTAGTCGCTTCATAGGGAAGCGGCGAATATTAAAAACGAGACCATCTCAATTTATAAGGAAATTTATCATGGCATCATTAGCAGAGATTCGTGCCCG